CTCCAACTCCATAAATAGTATCTGAAGTGAACAAGTCACCTAGGTACTCTTGCTTATACTGTGTTTGTGAGCGTACACCAACCTGTTCTGCAAGAACGAAAGCATCTTTATGCATCATAACTCCTGCTCTGTCAGTATCACGACCACCACCTGTACCAGTACAAGTAGGGCAGTTGGTTGATACAAATATATCAATACCATAGATACCACCAATCTTCCCTGTTTTTATTGCATCGCCATCACCGATATACTGTTGTTCAGTAAATCTGTTGATAGCTAACATATAACTAGCTACTACTGGTGGAATAACCATTGAACGATTGTCCATTGGTACATCAGCATTATCTAGTTTTAGTATCATTGCTCTGATACCTGCATCTGTAATTGCAGCAGAGTTCGCTGAGTTACCAGTATATAACGTAGTACCATCACTACCAATAACCGCAGTTTCCCACGATGCTGCATTATCACCACCAACTGTTCCGCTTTGTAAAGCTTCCCATAAACTACCCAATTTAGTATCGACTTGAGTGCTTAAAGCATAACCTGCATCGTCAGTATAAAACTTTCTCATACTTGCGAGTGATTGTACTTCAGCAATATCCTCGATTAATTTTGAATACTCATAGTGTTGGTCAATAGATATATTGATTACACTATTTGTAGCTGCTGATAATGTTACTTGTGTATTTGCTGCTTTAGCACTTGCACTTCCTCTCGCAGGAACTGGAATGTGAATAGTATCACCTTTCTTTCCTTTGTGAGATAGCTTAGTAACTAAATTAGCAACCACTAAATTGGATTTGTATGCACCTATAACTTCATCCGACCACAACTCGGGGATGAAGTTATTAGCGACAGCAACACCAACTTGGTTTGTTCCTAGACCCATTTTACTTCTCCTTTATAAATGATTATTTAACCCTACCTTCTGCGTATGCTGACTGAATTTCATCTGCCAACGACTCATAGCGTCTAGGGTCTGTAACTTGTAGGTTGATTAAATCAGCCCTCCGATACATTTTTTTGCCACCAACCGATTGTGTGGAACGAGTTTCAGATACAGTTTGTCGTAATGCTTTCTTAGCTTTAGCCTTCTCACTCTTTTGAACCTCTTTGGTTTTTTCAACCATATTGATTTTATCGTACATATCAAAGAGTTCAATTGCGTAGTCTGGTCTATATTCTTTATCAGCTTTACGGAAAATATCTTTTCTAATCTCACTAGCACCTACCCAATCTTGGAAATTCTTGTCTGCGACAGTCTTTTCCCAGTTTGGATATGCCTTTTCAAGTACATTCAACTGTTGTTGTTGTTCTTGTTGGGCTTGTTGCTCTCTTGCTTTTAGTACATCTGGATGATTTTCTATAGCTGAGTTGACTGCTTTCGCAGGGTCAGTATAAAAAGCATCTTCAAAACTAACTGCATCTTCTTGTGGCTCTTCTACAGTAGCATTAGACTTGTTTTGTGCCTCAAGTAAACTTTGAATTAACTTCCGTTGTTCTCCAACTTCAGTTCCTTGTTTACCAAATGCTTGTTCGGCATTTTGGTGCATTTCAATTACCTCTTGCATGGACTTACCCGCATACTTTGTAGGTACTTCAAACTCTGGAGTTTCTTCAACTACATTTCCATCTGGTTCTGCAACTGCTTCTACTACTTGTTCTTCTACCTGTGTTTCTGTTATAGGTTCATCTATTTTCGGTGTGTCATTTACTACTATACTCATTTTTTCTCCGCCCTCATGGGGTTGTGAAGTTATATTATGTTGGATTTGCGTCTTGCAGTTCTTCCAACGATAGTGTAGTTGCAGTTTCTAAACTTAATAAAAAGTTCAGTATACGCAACTGACCCTTGATTATCCAAAGGTCTTGTTCAGAATGAATATTATCTAAATTAGTAATACTCAATTCTAAATTCTCTAATTCTTCTTTTAAATCTAACCAGCCTTCGCCTCTTAACATATCTAATCTATCAGATAGGAAAGCCTCATCTGTCTTTGGCATAAATTATTGTACTCTAGTATTTATAGGGCTGGTTCTTCCAGCTTGTCTAGCTTTGGCTAGGTTTAATATAGTTTCTGATTTAAGATGGTCTACTTCTGGAATGTTTCTAGCTGTTTCAGAGTGCTGTCTGGCTACATCTGCCTTAGTTTTCTCTAAACCTACAGCAGTTTTTTGCATATTAAGTTGTTTCTCTGCCATATCTAGTTCATTAGGCTGTAGTACAGCAGCTTCTGCCATATGTAATTGTGCTTTAGCTTGTTCTTCTTGTGCTTCAGCTTGAGTCTTAGCAATGTTTGCTTGTGCTTGTTGCATAGTAAGTTGTATGCCCATCTGTTCCATCTGTGCCATTTCTGGATTTTCTTCTTGCCCTTGTTGTAGACCAAATACAATAGCATCTCTGTTATGTATGCTAGAATTTTGCATCATAGCAAGTAATATAACATTAAATGCAGGTGAATCCTTTGGTATGGCTTGTAGCATCTGTACCATTTGTTGCATTTCTAACTCTTTAGCCATAATGCCCATAGTAGAATAAGGTACAAACTTATAATCACTAACAGGGTATCTATCTACATCAAATTGTATCTTACGCCACATAGATTTATTAATCATTGGGATAAGAAATGTGTTTTGGAAGTTCATTAAAGTACGCTTTTGGCGTTTAATAGATGCAGATTGCATCATACTCATGCCACTAGCTGTATCTTGTTGTTGCCCCATGTCAGCACTACCTGTTCCCATTTGAATCATGTTCTGTAAACTAGCTACTTGATTAAATGTTGATGGGTCTGTTTGCCCCATGTCTAAAGGCATGATTGCTTCTCTAGGATTACCATTAGTAAGTACAGTTTTACCTGTACGAACCTCAAATTTAGTTCCACGAGGTAGTCTTGTAGCGTCAGCAGCCATCATTGGAGTAGTAGTCATAGCCAATGAGTCTATTCTTGCTCTCATTTCAGCGTCTAAAGCCTTCTGTGGGTTATATCCCTTTTCTGCCACACCCCTACCCCAGAATTTATTTGGTACAATGTCGTGTTGGTAAGAAACAAAAGGTCTATCTTCCATCATAAAGGCGTTTTCTTCTACACGCAAGATGTATTCATCATTACATATAGTTACTACTGCCTCTACTAATTCATCTTTCTTTGTATATTCAAAGTCATCCTTGTCAGCTTTAGCTTTAAGGAATCTCTTAGGTACTAAGCCCCAATATTCTGTTATCTTAACTGAATCAGACTCATCAGCCTGTCGTGTTTCTGAGTCAAAGCCCATTTTAACTGTATCATAATCACCATCAAGTGGTACATCTCTATAAACTCCAGATGCAATTCCTTGTACTACATGATATCTAGGTTTGATTACTTCGTGGGCGACACCTAATGCCTCATCTATTGAGTTAGCAGCAGGGTCAATAAGAAATTCTTTTGGAGATATAGGTTCTACTTTAACATCAATAGACGCATACTCTGTAATACCTCTCATACCAGTCATTGAACCCTCAACAGGTTCTTCTGAAGGTGCTCTTTCTACTGTTTGGTTGACAACAATCTTTGCAACACCTGTTCCATAGATAGCACCATTAAGAAATACCTCTGCTAGTGCATCTTTTACACCAGTCTTTTCCAAATCTTCTTGTAATAAGTTACGAATGTACTCAGCTTCACTATTATCTTGGTCAAGCATGTCATCTTGAATGTCAAACCACTTGCCTCGCCCAAATGTTGCTTCCTCTAGTTCGGCTACTGATGACTCAATTGCTTGTTGTAGGGCTGGGGCTATAATTCTTGAGCGTTCTGCTGTTCTTGTTCGGTCTGATGATTCCCATATACCACGCCATAGACGATAATACTCATCCCACTTGGCAGTATAGTTAATTTCTCTGTGTGTTCTCCAGCCTTCCAGTCTATAGTTTAACCAACTAGCTAACGCTTGGTATTGTTGTTCTTTCTTGTCAAGCATATAAATTTATTCTCCAGAAATTGGGGCGATTATAACACATTATCAGTCTAAATGCAATTGATAATCATTCTCATTCGTATTAATGTGTAGTTCTACTTAGTGGTTCTATCTCAATAGCACCATCCATAAGCATTTTGCATATAGATAGGTCTACATTTTCATCATCAGGGATTAAGTTAGGGTCTAAGTCATTAGCTAGGTTAGCAATAATAGAACAAGCTGCTATATACCTTAGTGCTATGGTTGATTCGTCTTGACTATACTCTACAACATCATCATAATCTTTCGGGTTTAAATCTTCAATATCCAGCAACATTATCTATAGGACTCCATTCTTCTTCTAATTCAATTGTGTGGGCGAAATCTGCCACACTTACTTGGTCGATGTAGGAAAGACTGTCCAAACAGTCA